TCCAAAAGATGCACAGGACAAGTCACTACCATACACTGCCTATCTCGTAGAGTATAAGGTAGATGGTAAAGAACGTTATGATATTTCTATTGCTCAGAAGGCAGTAGATCTTTTTGATTATTACTATGATCTATACAAAAAAGACTTCGTAAAGTTTACCCAAGCAGCAGGTAGAGTCGCACCTAATATGTGGCAGAACCCTGCAGACAAACCAAAGAAAACTGCAAAACAAAAACCTAATCGTAGATGAGTGTAACATTAGTATCCGTGACACCCGATGCTGAAAAGACTATTGGGTACATTGCTCGTGTGAGTAATCCTAATAATCAAGATAACCCTAAAGTTGCAGGGTTACTTAAGTATTGTATCAAGCATCAACACTGGTCAATATTTGAGCAAGCAAGTATGACCTTGCAAATAGAAACCACTCGTGCTATAGCAGCACAGATACTGAGGCATAGATCATTTACATTTCAAGAGTTTAGTCAAAGGTATGCAGATAGTAGTATGCTTGGTGAAGAGATACCTATGGTAGATCTGCGTAGACAAGACGATAAGAATAGGCAGAACAGTATAGATGATATCGATCCTTTCATTAAACAAGAACTGGAAGTTGATATCAAAAAGCATTTTGATGATGGAATGAAATTATATAAAAAAATGTTGGGGTTGAATATTGCAAAAGAATGTGCTAGAATGGTTCTACCTTTAGCAACACCTACCAGAATCTATATGACTGGTTCATTAAGATCTTGGATGCATTATATTAATCTAAGATCAGCACACGGTACACAAAGGGAACACATGATGATTGCAAACGATTGTAGAGCAATCTTTATGGTACAGTTTCCCATTATCTCAGAAGCATTGGAGTGGACACATGCCTAGTTATCCTGTAATCAACAAAGAAACTGGAGAGAAGAAAGAACTCTCTATGACTATGAAAGAGTATGACCAATGGCGAAAGGACAATCCTGATTGGGATAAAGATTGGCAAGCGGGTGTAGGTGGTCATATGTATGGCAAACCTAAGATGGACGATGGTTTCAAAGAAGTCATGTCTAAAGTCCAGAAGGCACATCCTGGTGCTAATCTATCTCGTTTCACATAATGGCAAGAGCACGAAAGAAAACTGGCACTCCTCAAACATATCCTAATGGTATGACTAAGAAGCAAATGAAACGTAAGAAACCTATTGATTCTTCGTATATGACAGAGGTAAAACCTCTTACGGAAAATCAGAAAGTTGCCTTCGCTCAGTATGGCGAGGGTAAAAACTTATTGTTACATGGTGCAGCAGGTACAGGTAAAACTTTTATTACATTGTATCTTGCTTTGAAGGAAGTACTTGACGAGAACACACCTTATGATAAAATATACATTGTAAGGTCTTTAGTTCCTACTAGAGAGATTGGTTTCCTACCAGGTGACCATGAAGATAAGTCTGCTTTATATCAGATACCGTACAAAAATATGGTAAGATATATGTTCAGTATGCCAGATGATAATTCATTTGAAATGCTGTACGATAATCTTCGAGCACAAGAAACTATTAGTTTCTGGTCTACAAGTTTTATTCGTGGTGTTACATTAGATAATGCTATTGTTCTTGTAGATGAGTTCTCCAACCTAAACTTTCATGAACTTGATTCAATGATTACAAGGATAGGAGAAGATTCAAAGGTCATGTTCTGTGGTGACATCACACAATCTGATCTAACAAGAGAAAATGATAAGTCAGGAATAAATGACTTCATCAGAATCTTGGAAGAGATGAAAGAGTTTGCATGTATTGAGTTTGATATCAATGATATCGTTCGCTCTGGTCTTGTAAAGTCTTATCTCTTAAGTAAATACAACCTAGGATTCTAATGTTTGACTTTGTAAATGTAGACATCAAAATACCTGATGTTGAACCTGTGAATAATAATGGAATACGTTATTATAAAGTACCTGATACTGATAAATACTTTCCAAGTGTAACCTCAATCACATCGTTTAAGAACGCACAGTTCTTCAAAGAGTGGAGAACCAAAATTGGTGAAGATGAGGCAAATCGTATCACTGCTCGTGCAACACAGCGAGGAACTACATTTCATAGTATCGCAGAAGATTATATCCGAGGTAACTTGGACGTCGATAAGTACATAGGAAATAATCCTATGTCAGTTCGTATGTTTCAAGCAGCAAAGAAAGAGATAAACAGGATTAGTCGAGTCCATTGTTTAGAAACTTTCTTGTACTCTCATTACCTTGGCCTCGCAGGTCGAGTTGATTGCATTGCTGAGTTTGATGGCGAGTTAGCAGTGATAGATTTTAAAACTTCAACCAAAGAAAAAAAGGAAGATTGGATCGAAAGTTATTTCGTTCAAGAAACTGCATACGCAGCAATGTTCCTAGAACGATCTGGAATAGAGGTAAAGAAAATTGTCACAATCATTGCCACAGAAGAGGGAACTACACAAGTGTTTGAGAAATACAATCTTGATGACTATTTACAACTACTCAAAACATACATCTCAGAGTTCGTCTCTTTCCATAATGCTAGATAAACAAGTCAAGAAACAAACTACAAAAAAATCTAAGAAAGATCTTGATGATAAGTTTCTTACACCGACTAAGTTTTCTCAGGAAATTGAGCGACTAGTAAAAACTAGTGGAGGTCTTATATCATACATCGAAGCAGTAGTAACTTACTGTGCAGAGAATGAGATAGAGATAGAGACCGTACCTAAACTATTATCTAAACCACTCAAGGAACGCTTGAGACATGAGGCAGAACGTCTCAACTATATGAAAGCAACTTCTAAAGGAGTATTGCCACTGTGACAGGGTTTGAAGTATACAGAACTTACTTAGCACTCAAAAATCACTTCACTAAAAAGAACTACGACTTCGTAAAGTATAACGGTAAGGTTCGTGCGAATGAGAAATCATTTGAACAAAGACTTGACCGTTACTTTTTTAAGAAGTTAGCAGTAAAGTATAATGAAAATGAAGTCATTGAATATTTTATTGCTAACTTTCTAGAAGACCCTAGGGGTTACATCAAATCATTTAGTGTAGATAACTATACCAAATGGAAACATAAAAAAGAGTCGTTGACTTATAAATTTAAAGAGGACGTGAATGCATTACTAGATGATGTCGAAGCACCCTACGACAAATCATTTGGTGATATATTTAGAGCAAGTAAAGGAAAGCATCCTAACATACTCAAACGTTTCTATGCTAATGATATATCATTAGAGACATTGGTAATATTTGAGACATGCCTTGGGTATGTAAATGATCTAACTAAAGTATTGGTTGACCCTATATGGGATGACACAAAGATGAAGATAACAAAATATCAACCATTCTTACAGGTAGATTGTAAGAAGTATAGGGGTGTAGTACTAGATGTAATCAACAGCAAACTATGAGTTTTTTCAAATCCGAACAAGTCCAAGAAAATCTTAATGATATCTTTAACACTTATCAAAGTATCTCCGCGTTGACGTCAGCAGTTCCTCATATGAATACAGAGGATAAACTTAATCATATTGATTCATGTAAAGAACTGATAGAGAAACAAAAAACATTTTATTTTAGACTACAACTAGCGTCTAAGGAAGACCCAGAGGCAGCAGATATGAAAGAAAGAATCACTGCACTCACTCAAGCATTTGGTTTCAAAGACCTCAATGAATGTATGGATCAGATGATCACGACATTAGAACAAGCAGCAAAAAAAGAACTTGACAACACCTAAATAGTGTGTTACGATTATAAAGTAACAATCCAAACAATACAAAAAATACGGAGAATACGTTTATGTCTTTTGCCTCACTAAAGAAAGCATCCTCAACAGGAAACACTTTAGCAAAACTGACACAAGAGATTGAGAAACTCAATCAACCTCAGTCTGCATCATCTAATGTTGATGAAAGACTTTGGAAACCAGAACTAGATAAGTCTGGTAATGGTTACGCAGTAATCAGATTTCTACCTGCACCTGATGGTGAAGACCTACCCTTTGCAAAAGTGTGGAGTCATGCATTCAAAGGTCCTGCAGGACAATGGTATATCGAAAACTCTTTGACTACTCTTGGTAAACAAGATCCTGTCTCTGAGTACAACACAGAATTGTGGAATGCAGGTGGAGAAGGTTCACCTCAACGTGCCCAAGCAAGAGCACAAAAGAGAAAACTTTCCTACTACTCTAACATCTATGTTGTGTCTGATCCCACACACCCAGAGAATGAAGGAAGAGTATTCCTTTATAAGTATGGTAAGAAGATTTTTGACAAACTTGTTGAAGCAATGCAACCTGCATTTGCTGACGAGAAAGCATTAGATCCCTTCAATTTCTGGGAAGGTGCTGACTTTAAGTTAAAGATCAGAAAGGTTGATGGTTATTGGAACTATGACAAGTCAGAGTTCGCAGCACCTAAACCTCTCCTTAATGATGATGCTAAACTAGAATCAATCTGGAAACAAGCATACTCACTCGCTGACTTTGAAGCACCTAAAAACTTCAAGTCATATGAGAAACTTAAGGATCGTCTAGATCTTGTACTAGGACTACATGCTGCTCCTATTCCTACACCTGTAGATGAATCACTTGAAGATTTATCAGAAGGTAAGACTCCATCTTGGGGTGCTGAAGTATCTAACTTCAGAGAAAAAGCAGTTGCCTCTTCACCTGTAGAGGATGAAGAAGATGCTCTTAGTTACTTTTCAAAACTTGCTGAGGAAGAATGAAGATTGCACTAGCAACCATACTCGCATTAACATCCCCTGCTGCAATGGCAGGGGATTACTACTATAGGCCAGTAGGTCACACTACTACTCAGTCCTGCTATAAAAAAGTTATGCGAGAAGAGTATATCCCACCACATAGAAGTCATTATGGTGAAGGATATATTAATCGTTATTACGATACAGAAGAAGTCCCATGTTGGACATTAGGACACAGACCATACAGACCTTCTTATCCTAACTATGGTCCTCAAACTAACCCAGAGCACACTGGTCCTGATCTAAACTCATGTGAAGAAGGTTCATTCTTAGGAGCAATCTTAGGTGGTGGTGCTGCAGCAGCAATGTCTGAAAAAGATGCTATGGGATGGTCAATACCATTAGGTGTTGTCAGTGGTGCGTTGATAGGATGTCAAGTTGATGGGGGGTAAGATATGGTGGAAATGATACTTAAAGAGTTCCCCCTTACCGAGGTTATTAAAGTCCCTATGAGTAAAGATACATATACCAAGGCAGAGGTGGACGCTTTAATCAAGTACGCTATTGATGAAGCAAGAAAAATTGATGAAG